CAACTGCACTCGCGTCCGTTTCCAGCGAGGCCGTCGAGCCCCCCTCGATGGTAGGCGGGGCAGCACCGACCCGGACGCTCAACGATTCAACTGCTAGGGTGTCGTGATGGCCAACGGCAAAGCAGGACGCCCACCGAAGCAACTTACCGACGCTCAGCGCGCCGAAGTCGAGACGCTCGCAGCGTTCCTTTCGACTGAGCAGATGGCCGCATATTTCGGCATGTCGCACGACACGTTCACGGCCATCTGCGAGCGCGAACCTGACATTCTTCGTGCATACAAAAGGGGAAAGAGCAAAGCGATCGGCAAGGTCGCGCAAGGCCTCGTGCAGAAGGCTCTCGCAGGCGACACTGCGTCGGCCATCTTCTTCCTGAAGACGCAAGCTCGTTGGCGCGAGACGGAGCGTCACGAGATCACCGGCGCGGACGGAGCGCCCATCGAACTCGCACGCATCGAGCGGGTTATCGTCGACAAGGTGAAGCGTGACGGCGGCGAGTAAGGCGACCAGCCGCAAGGATGCCCGTTCCTCGCGCCAGGATGCCTCTAAAACGCTCCGCATCGAGACGCCGCGATGGTTCATGCCCCTCCTCGCTCCGGCGCGTTATAAAGGCGCCTGGGGCGGGCGAGGCTCGGGCAAGTCGCACGCCTTCGCTGAGATGCTCGTCGAGGCGCACGTGCTCGACGCGAACCGCTCGACGGTCTGCGTGCGCGAAGTGCAGAAGAGCCTGAGCCAGTCGGTCAAGCGCCTCATCGAAGCGAAGATCGAAGCGCTCGGCGTCGGCGCGTACTTCGAGGTTCAGGAGGCCGTCATCAAGTCACGCAAGGGCGACGGGCGCATCATCTTCCAGGGAATGCAGAACCACACGGCGGACTCGATCAAGTCGCTCGAAGGCTACGACTGCGCATGGGTCGAGGAAGCGCAGAGCCTCTCGCAGCGCTCGCTCGACCTTCTGCGCCCGACGATCCGCAAGCCTGGCTCCGAGCTTTGGTTCACATGGAACCCGAGCCAGTCGACCGACCCGGTGGACGCGCTCCTTCGCGGCGAGCGCTTGCCGCCCGATGCCGTCGTCGTCGGCGTGAACTACGAATCGAACCCCTGGTTCCCCGAAGTGCTCCGCGCGGAGCTCGAGTACGACCGCAAGCGCGACCCCGACAAGTTCCGCCACGTTTGGGCAGGAGAGTACCTGCGCAACTCGGAACGGCGCGTCTTTAAGAACTGGCGCGTCGAGGAGTTCGAGGCACCGCGTGACGCGGTCATCCGCTTCGGCGCCGACTGGGGCTTTGCCGTCGATCCGACGGTGCTTGTGCGCTGCTACATCGAGGGCCGCACGCTCTACGTCGACCACGAGGCGTACGGCGTCGGCGTCGAGATCGTCGACACGCCCGCGCTCTTCCTCACGGTGCCGGGCTCGGAGACGTGGCCCATCGTCGCCGACTCGGCGCGCCCGGAGACCATCGCGCACATGCGGCGGCATGGCTTCCCGAAGATCATGGCAGCGGTGAAGGGTCCGCGCTCGCTCGAAGAGGGCGTCGAGTGGCTGAAGAGCCACGACATCGTGGTGCACCCGCGCTGCACGCACCTCATCGACGAGCTGACGCTCTACAGCTACAAGGCCGACCCGCTGACGGGCGCCGTCCTTCCGGTGCTCGACGACCGCGACAACCACGTCATCGACGCCCTGCGCTACGCCTGCGAAGGCGCGCGTCGTGTGCAGGCTGCGAAGCCCGTGCAACTCCAGCCGCCGCAACCCGTGGCGCACGCTTGGCGTCGGTGATAGGTGCGAGGCATGGCCGAGACGAAAGAAGCGAAGCTCGCACGCATCCACGACGAGGCCTTGCGCCGGTTCAACACAATCCAATTTGCGCTTCAGGATGAGAGGCGTCAGTGTCTCGACGACCGGCGCTTCTACTCGATCGCTGGCGCGCAGTGGGAAGGCCCGCTGCAACGCCAGTTCGAGAACCGCCCGCGGCTCGAGGTGAACAAGGTCGCGCTGAGCGTGATGCGCATCATCAACGAGTACCGCGCGAACCGCATCACGGTCGACTACGTGCCGAAGGACGGCCGCGAGGCCGACAAGCTCGCCGACCTCTGCGATGGGCTCTACCGCGCCGACGAGCAGGATTCGGTGGCGGATGAAGCGTACGACAACGCGTTCGAGGAAGCGGTCGGCGGCGGCATGGGCGCGTGGCGCCTTCGCACGGTGCTCGAAGACGAGCTCGACCCCGAGAACGAGAAACAACGCATCCGCATCGAGCCGATCTTCGACGCGGACACGTCGGTCTACTTCGACCTCGACGCGAAGCGGCAGGACAAGTCGGATGCGCGATACTGCTTCGTCATCTCGTCGATGACGCCCGAGGAGTATGAAGCGCAGTTCGAAGACAACCCGTCGTCTTGGCCGAAGCAGATCTACGAGACGTACTTCGATTGGTGCTCGCCTGACGTGGTGTACATCGCGGAATACTACCGCGTCGAAGAGCGCACGGAGACGCTGCGCGTGTTCCGCCTGCTCGACGGCTCGGAGCAGACGTACGCCCGCGCCGACTTCGACGAGGACGAGAACCTCGAGCAGATGCTCGCGTCGACCGGCGCAACGGAACTTCCGTCGAAGCGTCGCAAGACTCGCCGAGTTCATAAGTACCTGCTCTCCGGCGGTCGTGTGCTCGAAGACTTCGGCCTCATCGCGGGTCCGAACATCCCGATCGTCGTCACGTACGGCAAGCGCTGGTTCGTGGACAACATCGAACGTTGCATGGGCCACGTTCGCCTCGCGAAGGACGCGCAGCGCATCGCGAACATGCAGCGATCGAAGCTCGCCGAGATCAGCGCGCTCTCGTCCGTCGAAAAGCCGCTCTTCGACCCCGAGCAGGTCGCTGGTCACCAGTGGATGTGGGAGCAGGACAACCTGCGCAACTTCCCGTACCTGCTCTTGAACCGCCTGACGAACCCCGACGGCTCGTCAGCCCCGGCGGGTCCGCTCGGCTACACGAAGCCGCCGCAGGTTCCGCCCGCGCTTGCCGCGCTGATTCAGATCGCAGAGCAGGACATGCGCGACGTGCTCGGCAACGCCGAAGCCGGCGAGCAGGTGCGCGCGAACGTCGCTGCGGAGACGGTCGCCGCCGTGCAGCAGCGGCTCGACATGCAAACGTTCATCTACGTGAGCAACTTCGCCAAAGCCATGAAGCGCTGCGGCGAGGTGTGGCTCGGCATGGCGCGCGAAGTCTACGTCGAAGAGGGTCGCACGATGAAGACCGTCGACGCCGAAGGCGGCGCGTCTGCCGTCGAGCTCGTGAAGCCGACCATCGGCGAGACGGGCGCCGTGGAGATGTTGAACGACCTCTCGCGCGCACGCTTCGACGTAGCCGTCGACGTTGGGCCGTCGTCGCAGAGCAAGCGCAGCGCGACGGTGCGCACGCTCACGCCGCTCATCGCGGTGGCCTCTGACCCGCAGACGAAGGCCGTGCTCGAATCCCTCGCGATGATGAACATCGAGGGCGAGGGCGTCTCCGACGTGCGCGCGTTCTTCCGCAAGAAGCTCGTGCAGATGGGCGCCGTGAAGCCGACGGAGGAAGAGGCGCAGGAGATGGCAGCCGCGATGCAGAACGCGCAGCCGGACCCGCAGGCGCTCTACCTGCAAGCCGCCGCGCAAGAAGCGCAAGCGAAGGCGATGAAGGCGCAGGCCGACACGCAGCTCGCGATCGCCAACAGCGAGAAGACGAAGGCCGAAACGGTCAAGACCCTTGCGTCTGTCAACATTTCCGCACAGGATCAGGCTATCAAGACTGCCGAAGCGATAGCGCGAGCCACTACCGCGCGACCCGCCCCGCAGTCGTAAGGCCACCGGCGAGCCTATCGCCGAGCAGAGGGCACGATGGAAGAAACCGAGGAGACGACCGAAGAGACGACCGCAACCGAGACGACCGAGGGCGAGACGCCTGAGGCACCGCAGGCCGACGAGACAACGCCGGAGGCCGAAGCGGCAGACGAGGACGCGATCGACGATGAGGTCGAGGTCAGCATCGGCGACAAGCCGGTGCAGGCCGAGGAGCCGAAGCAAGCCGCCCCCGCGTGGGTTCGCGAGCTTCGGCGACGAGAGCGAGAGCTTCAGCGCGAGGTGCGCGAGCTTCGAGCGAAGGTGCAGACGCCGCAGGTCGAGAACCAGCCGCCTGCGGTCGGCGCGAAACCCAAGCTCGAAGACCACGACTACGACGCAGAGAAGTTCGAGGTTGCCCTCGCAGGATGGTTCGAGCGGAAGCGGCAGGCTGACGAGCACGCCGCAAAGCAGAAGCAATCCGAGGAGCAGCAGAAGCAGGCATGGCAGGCGCGACTTGACGCCTACGGGAAGGCGAAAGCCTCCCTCCGCGTGCGCGACTACGAGGACGCCGAAGCAAGCGTCACCGAGTCGCTCAACGTCACGCAGCAAGGCATCATCGTGAGCGGGTCTGAGAACCCTGCACTCGTCACCTACGCCATCGGCAAAGACCCCGCAAAGCTCAAGGAGCTCGCCGCCATCAGTGACCCCGTGAGGTTCGCCTTCGCGGTCGCCAAGCTGGAGACTCAGTTGAAGGTCAACCCACGCAAACCCGCCGCCGCTCCCGAAGTCATCGTCAAGTCGACGACTCGCCTCGCGGGCGGTTCTCATGATCAAGTACTCGAACGCCTGCGCGAAGAGGCCGACAAGACCGGAGATCTCACGAAGGTCATCGCCTACAAGGCGAAGTTGAAGGCACAAGCGCAGACGAAGTAACGTTTAAGGAATACGACAATGGCCAACGCATTTTCCAAAGAAGAGAAGGTCGCCTTCGAACAGCTCCTCGAGGGTTTCAACGACGCGCTCGTGATGAGCCGCAACGTCTCGGTCTACAACTACAACCAGACCGACGCGGCCCGCACGACGATCTTCCCGCCGGGTGTCTCGCCGAACTACGGTACCGTGTGGCGCCCGCAGCCGTACATCATGACCTCGGCGACGACCACGCCGGGCACGCCGATCACCATCTCGGACAAGACGCAGCTCACCGTCCCGGCGAGCATCACGAACCTCAAAACCGTCGCGTGGGGCATGAACTCCGTCGAACTTCGCGACGCGCTTCAGGAAGGCCGTCTCGCGTCTGGCGCGAACCAGAAGCTCGCCTCCGACATCAACGTCGCGGTGATGCAGACGGCGACCGCTCTCGGCTCGCTCGTCGTCACGACGGGCACCCCGGCGGGCTCGTTCGATGACATCGCGCTCTGCGATACGCTCATGAACGAGACCGGCGTGCCTGGCGATTCGCGCTACCTCTCGCTCTCCTCGCGGTCGTACAACGGCCTCGCGGGCAACGTCGTCGGCACGACGCGCTCTTTCGGCGCGAACAACCGCTCCGACAAGGCGTTCGAGCGCGCGTTCGTCGGCATGGTCTCGTCGTTCGAGACGTACAAGCAGGACTACGCGCTCCGTCAGACCGGCAACACGCAGATCCCCGGCGCCGCGACCATCGCGACCAACGGCGCGCAGGCGAACTTCGTTCCGCGCGCGACCACGGTCAGCGTTGCGGGCACGATGAACGTCGACAACCGCTTCCAGACGGTCACCGTGAACAACGGCGCCCTTTTCAACGACGGCGACTCGTTCACCATCGAGGGCATCGAGGCGGTGCATCTCATCACGAAGCGCCCGACCGGCCAGCCGAAGACCTTCCGCGTTGTCGGCGCTCCCGTCGGTAACACGATCGTCATCACCCCGCCGATCATCAGCGCCGACAACGCGCCGACCGAGGCCGAGCTTCAGTACAAGAACTGCGAGCGCGCTGGCGTCGGCCTCGCGGCTGCGCAGATCACCTTCCTGAACACCACGACCGCTGACATCAACTGCTTCTGGCATCGGTCGGCGATCGAGCTTCTCCCGGGTCGCCTCGCGATCCCCGAGAACGCCGGTGTCGCCGTCATGCGCGCGTCGACCGACCAGGGCATCGAGGTCGTGATGCAGAAGCAATTCAACCTGCTCTCGAGCCTCACCGAGTACCGCGTCGACGTGCTCTTCGGTACGGCGCTGCTCAATCCCGAAATGGCGGGGATCCTACTTTTCGACCAATGATGTTTAATCATTGAAAGAGGATTAGCCGGTAGGGCGCATCCATGGTATTCAATCACCATGTTTACGCTCTACCGGCTAACCTTTTCATCGGGCAAAGTTTACATCGGGCAGACGAGTCGGCCCTTCAAAGTGCGCATGAACGCGCATCGAACGGCTGCAAACCGCGGCAGCATGCTCCCTGTCCACTGCGCCTGGCGTGCGCACGGTGAGCCGACTGCGGAAGTGCTTTGCACGCTCAACACGCAGGACGAGCTCAACGCCGCCGAGGTGGCGACGATCAAGGCGCTCAACACGCTCTCGCCACATGGCTACAACATCAGCCTAGGCGGCGACATGGCGCCTTCGAAGAACCCCGAGGTTGCTGCCAAGATCGCCGCGAAGGCGAAGGGTCGGAAGCACAAGGACGTGCACCGATGGGCGGAGTCGACCAGGGCAAATTGGAAAGACCCCGAGTACCGCGAGAAGGTCGCGGCTGGCGTCGATGCATCGTGGACGCCCGAACGTCGAGAGAAGACCAGCGAGAAGTTCAAGGCACTTTGGGCAAAGCGCAAGGCCGAAGGCTGGACGATGTCCGAAGAGACGCGCGAGAAGCTCAGAAAGAAGGTCGTGACTGACGAAAGCCGCGCGAAGATGAGCGAGTCTGCTAAGAAGAGGGAGCGCAAGCCTCAATCGGACGCTACGAGGAAGAAGCGCTCCGAGATGATGAAAGCAATCTGGGCACAACGCAGGGGTCAGTGATGCCGCTCGTCAAAGGATACTCGAAGGGCTCCGTCTCGAAGAACATCAAGACGGAGATGAAGGCCGGGAAGCCGCAGAAGCAGGCCGTCGCGATCGCGCTTTCGACGGCGCGCACCGCTGCGAAGAAGGCGGGCAAGCCGACGAAGGCTTACGCGAAGAAGGGCATGTGAAATGCCCCTCGTCTACCGCAAGACCAAGCACGGCCTCGAGTATCGCAACGAGGCCCCGCACCTCGTCGCCAAGCGCGTCGCCGAAGGCTGGTGCACGAGCAAGGCTGACGCCCTCGCGCCGAAGCCCGCTCAGCCTTCCGTGTCCGTCGCCGCTGCTGACGCGCCCGCGATCGATGCTCCCGCGCTCGACGTGAGCGACGACGACGCCCCGCCGACGCGCGCGGAGCTCGAAGCGAAGGCCGCGGAGCTCGGCATCAAGGTCGACAAGCGCTGGAGCGACAAGACGCTCGGCGAGCGCATCGAGTCTTTGCTTGCGAACGTGAACGCGCCGCCGGAGGGCTAATCCATGGGCTACACGAAGCGGCAGTACATCGAGGCGGCGCTGACCGAGATCGGCCTCGCCGACTACGTCTTCAACTCGACCCCGCAAGACCTCCAGACGGCTCTGCGTCGTCTCGACGGCATGATGGCCGAGTGGAACGAGCGCGGCATCCGTCTCGGCTACCCGCTGCCGCTCTCGCCGCAGCAAAGCGACCTCGACTCGCAGACCGGCGTACCCGACCGCGCGAACGAGGCGATCGTTACGAATCTCGCGTGCCGCATCGCGCCGAGCTACGGCAAGCAGGTCTTGCCCGCGACGATGGCGACCGCGCGCGAGGCGTACAACACGATCCTAGTGCGCGCTGCGATGCCGCAGGAGCAGCAGTTCCCGCGCACGATGCCCGCCGGCGCTGGTAACAAGCCGTGGACGTGGCAGGGCGACCCGTTCCTTCCGCATCCCGTCGATCCGCTCCTCGCGGGCAACGACGCCCCGATCGACTACGAATGAGGACCCGACATGCCGACGATTAACCAGCTCGCTTCACTGAACCAGCTCTCGGGGTCCGATCAAATCCCCGTGTACTCCGCAAGCAACGGCGACGCGCGCAAGGCGTCGATCTCGACGCTGCTCACGTACATCGAGCAGGCGTGGATGTCCCCGGCCTTTGAGCGCGTCACCGCGTCGCCGACGCTCTCGGGCTTCACGCTCACGCTGCCGACCGGCGCGAACTCGCTCTTCGTGCTGCTGACGCCGACGGGCACGATGGCCACGGGCACGATCGTCCTTCCGCCCGCGGCGAGCGCGGCAGACGGTCAAGAGATCGTGCTCTTCACCTCGCAGGAGGTTACCGCGCTCACGTTCACGCTCAACGGCGCGACGGCGGTGGGCGGCGCCCCAACGGGCATCCAGGCCGGCGCGTCGTTGACGCTGCGCTACGACGTTCTCTCCGTCGCTTGGTACACGACCGAGAAGCCTACCAGCGTCGGATCGGGCACGGTGGACTTCCTCCCGAAGTGGACGGCGCCAACGACGCTCGCCAACTCAATCGTGCGCGACAACGGCACCGAGGTCTCGATCGGCGGCAACATCCTCCCCGGGCTGAAGCTTGCGGTGTACGGCAACCAGTTCAATTTCCAGTCTGACGCAGACACGGCGATGTCCGTCTGCAACGCGGCGAGCACGGCGCCCCGCACAGCGCTCTTCGAGGCGTCAAACTACACCGACGGCACGACGGGCACCGCGGGCTTCCGCTCCAACATCGCGCGCGGAACGCTGCTCCTCCCCGCGGCGGTCCTCTCCGGCGACGACCTCGGCGCCTTCATCTCGCGCGCACACGACGGCACGGGCTTCTTCGAGGCCGGGCGCATCCAGTTCGACGCGCAATCAAACTGGGCGGCGGGTCGCTCGAGCTCGCTGACGTTCTCGACGTGCGCAAGCGGCATCGTTGGCGATCGCCTCTACATCTCGCCGACGGGCAACGTGCAGCTTGCAACGAACGGCACGAGCTTCATCGCCAGCGGCACGGGGCAGGGAATCAAGCTCCCGGCGACGCCTGGCAACCCTGACCCGAACACGCTCGACGCTTACGACGAGGGCACCTTCACGCCGGTCTACAACGGCGCGGGCGTGGCCGGCACCGTTACGTTCTCGGGGCGCTACCAGCGGACCGGAAACGTCATCTCGCTCGAAATTGGCATCACGACCGCAGCGGCCTCGACGCTCACCTTCACCTCGGCGACCGATTATTTCGACAACTTCCCGGCTGCGGTAACTCCTTCGGTTGACACCGTTACAGGCTCCCCGGTCGGTGATAGCTGGTTCCTCGTCGCCGCGCGGGTCGGTGCGCTCTTCCGCGCGCTCTTCCAGAAGGCAACGTCTCCAGCGTTTACCGTCGCTGCGAACTCGTCCGTTCGCTACTCGTTCACCTACATGATCTGAGGCCAAACCCATGAGCTACTACACCCAGCCATTCGCGCCCGACTACGGTAAGGGCGTCCTCGTTGCTCCTGGCGTTGCGAGCGCCGTGCAGGCGTTCCCGAACAACTCTTCGGCGGTCGAGATCACCAACCTCTCGGCGGTGCGTTGCTCGATTCGCTTCGGCGAGACGAACGCCGTCGTGGCTTCGCTCAACGCGGATTACACGATCCTCCCCGGCCAAACAAAAACCATCACGAAGCAGCGCGGCTACCAGTTTTTCGCGCACATCGCGGCTGCCGCTGGCGGGTCGCTTCAAGTCATCCCCGGCGAGGGCTTCTGATATGGCGCTTAAAGCAGTATCCGCCCCGCTCGGCTCTCCCGTCGGCGGCTCCGGCACCCCCGGCACGATCCCGGTGTGGAGTGGCTCGGGGACGACGCTCGGTGACTCTCCGCTGACCGTAAGCGGCTCCAACGTGACTGGCGCGGGGGCCATCCGCGCCACTGGCACGTCGGCAGCCGCTCCCGCGTTCACGGGCAGCGACACGGACACGGGCATTTACTTCCCGGCGGCGAACCAAATGCGGTTCGCGACGGCTGGATCGTTTGTAGCCGCGTTTGATTCGACCGGTAACTTTGGCATTGGTGAAACGTCGCCAAGCACCTACGGCAAGCTCGCGATCACGGTAGGAACCACGACCCTCGCGCTGAACGCTGACGCAACGCGCGCGGATGTTCAGAGCTACAACAAGCCGCTCGCAATCAACAGACTCGGCAACAACACGCTGATGAACGAAGGCGGCGGCAACGTCGGCATCGGCACGGCGAGTCCGGACAGCCGCCTTCACGCGCTGCTCGGCACGGTCTCCGTTCCCATTGCGGCGCTGCGTATCGGATTCAACGGCACGTCGAACAACTTCATCGACGCCGACACGCAGACGTTTCGAAACGCAGCAACAACTGCGACGTATGGGCAGTTTACATCGACGGCGCTCAACATCTCCAACGTCTCCGGCTACGGCCTCAGGCTCCCCGCGACGCCGGGCAACGCGGACACGCAGACGTTGGATTGCTACCAGGAAAACCCGCTGGCAAGCACGGCTGGCAACGGATGGACGCCGACGCTGAGTGCAGCCGCAACGTGGGGCGGAACACAACCGACCGTGGATTATGCGCGATATATCCGCATCGGGAGTCTCGTCTTTTGCGAGGTTCGATTGAGCGGCGCGGCAATCAGCGCAACATACGGCAGCACCACGATCAGCCAGCCGCCAGTGACGATGAACGCATTCGCATACGAGTCCGCCGTGTCCGTTTCGACTGGCGTAGGCTCCGGCGTTGGCGTTTGCACGTCTACGAGCGTTCTTCTCCCAACGCTCGGCGCGACAGCGGTCATGCGCCTTTCCTGGTTCTACTTTACCACCTCCTGAGGATTCCCCATGTTCGCAACCATCGAACCCGTAACCGTCTTTCCGTCCACGGCCACCGTGCTGTGGATCAACAACGTCAACGTGCAGCCGGGCGCCTCGGCAAGCTACCAATGGTGGCTTCAGGACGCCGAGCGCGCGAACCTCACGACCGGCACCATCAACCTCACGGGCGAAGCCTACGCCGCGTGGGGCACCGATGATGATTACCTGTACACCTACACCGCGCAGCAGCTCGGCCTCACGATCATCGAGATCGTGCCCGACGCGCCCGCCATCATCGCGCCGCCGCTTCCCGATATGAGCGTGCCGCCGATGGCAGAGGCTCCCGTCTCCCCTGCGCCGTCGAACGACTGATGGCCACCACGAAGGCCGCGCTCAAGTGCAACAGCCCGAAGCGAACGCCGGGCCATCCGAAGAAGTCGCACGTCGTGAAGGCGTGCGAGGGTGGCAAGGAGAAGCTGATTCGCTTCGGTCAGCAGGGCGTCAGCGGCTCGCCTCCGTCGAAGGGGGAGAGCGACGCCGACAAGAAGCGCCGCGCGTCCTTCAAGGCTCGCCACGCGAAGAACATCGCCAAGGGCAAGATGAGCGCGGCGTGGTGGGCAAATAAGGAAAAATGGTGAAATGGCCGCGATCCCCCTCCTCGCAGGAATCTACACGACGATGACGCCCGACTTTCGGACGGCGTACCCGGTGAATATGGTGCCCGTGCCGAAGGCGACGGGCATCAGCGAGGCGTACCTGCGCCCCGGCGACGGCATCGTGAGCGACGGAGTAGGGCCGGGCGTCGACCGTGGCGGCATCAACTGGAACAACAACCTGTACCGCGTCATGGGCTCGAAGCTCGTGCGCATCGGCCCCGACGGCATCGTGAACGAGCTCGGCGACGTTGGCCCCGGTGGCCTCGTCACGTTTGACTACTCCTTCGACCGCCTTGCGATCGCGAGCGGCGGGCGGCTCTACTATCTCACCGGCTCCTCGCTCGCGCAGGTGACCGACCCCGACCTCGGCGTCGTCGTCGATTTCTGCTGGGTCGACGGCTACTTCATGACGACGGACGGCGAGTTCCTCATCGTCACGGAGTTGAACGACCCGTTCGCCGTCAGCCCGCTGAAGTACGCGAGCAGCGAGGCGGACCCCGACCCCGTCGTCGCGCTGGTGAAGGTGCGCAACGAAGTCACCGCGCTCAACCGCTACACGATCGAAGTCTTCGACAATGTGGGCGGCGTCGGATTCCCGTTCCAGCGCATCGAGGGCGCGCAGATCATGAAGGGTTGCGTCGGCACCTTCGCCTGCTGCGCCTACCAGGAAGCGATCGCGTTCCTCGGCGGTGGGCGCAACGAAGCGCCGGGCATCTACATCGGAGCCAACGCGGTCGCGAACAAGCTCTCGACGCAGGAGATCGACGAGATCCTCGCGACGTACTCTGAAGCGCAGCTCGCAGGCGTGAAGCTCGAAGCACGCAACGACAAGGCGCATACGTTCCTTTACGTTCACCTGCCCGATCGCACGCTCGTCTTTGACGGCGAGGCGTCGAAGGCGCTTGGCTCCCCGGTGTGGTTCGTGCTCACGAGCGCGCTTCAGGGCCTCTCGACGTATCGCGCGCGAAATTTTGTGTGGGCTTACGACCGCTGGTGCGTCGGCGACCCGTCGAGCCCGGCCTTCGGTCACTTCGTGCAGACGGTCTCGACGCACTGGGGCGAGCGCGTGCGGTGGGAGCTGACGACGCCGATCGTCTTCAACGAGGGCAACGGCGCCATCTTCAACGAGCTCGAGCTGATCGCGCTCCCCGGCTCCGTCCCCTTCGGCACCGACCCGCTCATCTCGACGAGCTACAGCCTCGACGGGCTCTCGTGGTCGGTCGACCACACCATTCGCGTCGGCGCCTTCGGCGCTCGCCAGCACCGCATCGCGTGGCGCCGCCAAGGTTCGATGCGTCGCTTCCGCATTCAACGCTTTCGCGGCGACTCGTGGGCGCACCTTCCCATCGCGCGCCTCGAAGCCGCCCTCGAACCGCTGGTGTGGTGATGGCGATTCGACGCCTCGGCCTCACCCGCGACCAGCTCGCGAAGTTCCTCGTCGAGCACGAGCAGGTTCGGCAATTCGAGCTGCTCTTCTCGACGGTCGACGAGATTCAGACGACGGGCCTCGACGCGGTGACGCTCGACGCCGGCGCGGCGCTCGCGGGCGTCAACAAACTCGCAGGTGTCGTCGCGCAGTTGGCCCAAGACGGGGCGATCGAAGCCTCGAACGCCCTCGCCATCGCTCAGGCCGCCGAACGCGCGTTAAACGCCGTTTCTGAGCTGGCGATGGTCGGTGCGACGTTGCCGCCGATCGTGCCGCTGAAGCGCAAGGGGCTCGGCACGTTCAGCTCGAACGTTGACCAGGTGGCGCTACTGCCGAACGTGGCTTATCCCGTCACCTTCGACACGGTGGACGTTGAGCGCGGCGTCTGGCGCGACTCGGTGAACACCTCGCGCATCTACGTCGCCGACGGGGCGTTCTACAACTTCCAGTTTTCCGCGCAGCTCGACAACACGGCACCGAACGCTCGCCTCATGTGGATTTGGCCGCGCATCTCTGGCGTCGACGTGCCCGACTCGGCCTCTCAGGTGCGGATTCAGGGAAACGACGCGGAGCTGGTCGCAGCGTGGAACTGGGTGCTAGAGCTGAAGCCCGGCGACTACTTCGAGCTCATGTACGCCGTCGACAACGTGTCGATCCGCATGGAGCACTTCCCCGCTGCGGGCGTCGTCCCTGAGATTCCCTCCGTCATCCTGACCGTAACCAACGACATCTGAGGCGCCATGGCCGTCACTCCCTCGCAGATCATCGCCCCGGCCTTCGTGCCGAACGTCAAGGGCA